ATGTTGTCGCTGGTGCCGGTGACGTTCGGGTCGTCGCTGATGATGGTACACGTCGATTCCTTCATCGTCGCGTACATGGCCGCGTACTCCGCGAAGGCGCTGCGATCCTGCGACACCTGCTCTGGGAAGTACGACAGTTCGATCAGCATGGCGGTGCGCAGCGCCACACACAGAGACACCGGCTGCCAGTACTTGTCGGGCAGCGTCTCCGGGTCGCCGACGCACGGCAGCATGTCCAACGCTGCCACGGGCACGAGCATCTGCACTTGCAAATCCGTCGGCCTGGTATCCGCTGTCCAGATAGGAACCTCGCCACCCATGCGGGTCTTCACCCGCGCACGAATGATGGCGGCGATCGTCTCTAGTGTTGGATACCAGGCCGGGGTCATGATGCCCTCCTACTCGCCGTCGGCGCCCGGATCGGGCGTCTGGGACAAGTCCTCGGGCTCCTCGTCCTCGTTGTTGGCGGACGCGGCATCGGTCGAAGCGATGACGGCCTCCATCAACTGGACGAGGGACGTGCGAGGGTCGTTGTTGGTCACCGCGTTCTCCGCCACGAGCACGCGCTGTGCGTCCCGTGCAGTGACCACGGCCTCCGCGATGTCGTCGGGCGAGTTCTCGGAGACGAACACGGCCAGCGCGTCGTCGCCGTACCCGGTGAGGGCATCGCTTGGATCGGCCGGCGCGATCGGGAGTTCGGTCGCCACCTGCCCTGCGTACACGCCGCCCATCAGGTCGGGCGTCGGGCGCTCGTAGTGCTCCACGAACGCACCCGCGTTCTTGCCACGAGTCAGGTCGGGCTCTCCGACCTCGACCACCGCGCCACGCCTCGCCCGACGAGCGACGCCATCGGCGTCGTCGTACTGGAAGATCGCGTGCCGGATGGTGACCCGCTCACGGTCGCTGCCCGGCTCCACGCCGGGATCGTCGGCCATCTGCTTGCTCTGCCTGCGTGCCATGGCCGGCCTACAGCCCCGTCAGCTTCTGGACGGCGTAGGGGTTGACGATGTACATGACGCCGCGCCAGTCGGTCTGCGTCCAGTTGCGCTGCGTCTTCTGCTCCCGCCACGTCTCCGTGCCGAGCGGCTTCTCGACGCGCATCTCGCCCAGCTGACCTCGGGCGACCATGTACGCCGTGCCGGCAGGCACGCGGTTGGAGACGACCGGCGTCAGGTTGACGGACGCCAGCATCGCGTCGTACCGATCGCCGTACGCGATGACCAGCGCCGTGCGCTGCGCCGGGTTCATGATGAGCGTGTCGAACGTGATGCCCAGCTCCAGCACGTCCGCTTCCAGCTGCGCCGTGAGGAAGTCCGCCGTGGGCCGGAGCGTCGGCAGGGTCGGGGTCGTCCCCTCCAGGATGACCGCGTCCCAGTCGTGCCCCGCCATGTCGTGCGCCCCGCCGCCGGCCGTGATCGCCGCTTCGAGGATCTGGATGGCGCGCTGATTGAGCTTGCGCACCATCGTGTTCGCGAGCTTCCGGAGTTCCCGCTGGTAGACCGACGCGAGGTTCCGCGCGATGGCCTCGTCGGGAATCCAGACCTTGCCGCCCCACTTCTCGACCAGGGCGACCTTCGGGATGCGCCGATCGGCCGTGATGACCGGGAACTCGGCCCCGACCTCGACCATCTGCACGTCACGCTCGGAGTACAGTTCGTTCACCGTCGGCTGGTCGTAGACCACGGCGCCGCCGGTCACGCCGCCTGCGGAGTTGAACAGGTACTCCAGCAGGAACGACTGCATGGTGATGTCGGAGAGGAAGCGCGTCACGCGCGTCGGCTGCTCCACCATCATGTCCACGGTGATGTCGCTACCCGAAACGACGGGCGGCCCGAGGGGATGCTGTGCGACTGGCATGTTCTCGCCTCCTTCCTACAGGTTGATGGCGACGTAGCAGAGTTCGCCGTTCGCCGCGTTGGTGAGGGCGACGCCGACCGCGATGCCGGCCGCCGCTGTGACAGCCATGCCGCCGGCACCGACCTCGATGCCCGCGCCCGACTGGATGGCCGCGCCGGCCTTGACGGGGACGATCTTGTTGCCCCTGACCACCTTGCGCGTGTTGCCCTGCACGGCGTCCCCGTTGAGGACGCCGATGGGCCGCCCGGCCGCAGTGGCCTGGACGCACTTCTGGAGGCCGGTCGTGACATCGGTCACGCTGTTGGCCTTCGGGCTGACGAACGTGCAGCCCGCGATCGTGGCGTCGGCCACCATCGTGATGTCGTCGCCCGGCTCGAACAGGGCGATGCACTGGTTGGCGAGGGCCATGACCTACTGCCCCCTTCCGTTGGCGGCCGCCTTCGCCGCCTGCTCGCTCGGGCTGAGCCAGGCGTCGGGGTAGGCCGTGCTGGCCGCGACCGTCTGCTCCTCGTGCGAGCCGGCCACCGACCGCTGCTCGACGGGGATCACGTTGTCGGCCAGCGCGTCGATGATGGCCTCCGTGCCGCCGGGATCGGCAGCCCAGAGCTTCTGGAAGTTCTCGCGCTGCGCGGGCGCGAACTTGCCCGCCTGGATCGCGGCGCCGATCTTGCCGTCGCGGTGCTTGTCCAGCTGCACCTGACGGGCCTCGCGACCGGCGGCGACGCCGGTCTTCAGGTCGTCCAGGACGGCGGTGGGCACGAGGGACATGCCCTCGGGGATGACCAGCTTCGTGCCGGCCGTGCCCTCGGGCTGGGACTGGTCGTCCGGCCCCTTGCCGGTGCCCGGCTTCTCGGCGCCCGTGGCGTCGTCGCCGTCGTCCAGCGTCTCGTCGTCCTCGTCCTCGTCGTCCCTGGTGTCGATGTTGACATCGACCTTGCCCGCCGCAACCTCGTCCTTCTTCTTGGACGGGCGACGAGCCTTGGTGTCCGGCATGTCCTTCTCCCTCTGTCGCTCGTTGGGCCGCGACTCCGCTGCCGAGGCGAAGATCACGGGCGTCCCGTTGGTATCGGCCGCGCCTGCGGCCACTGCCACGTCCTCGTACACGATCTTGACCTCCTGCGCCTCGCCCCACTCGATGGCCTCGCCATCGATGGTGTAGGGCACGCGGTACAGGTGGCCGTCGTCGTCGTCAGCGATGACCTGCCCTGGATCGATCTGCATCTCGCGGATCCACCAGTAGTAGTTGTCGCCAGCGGCCACGTTGTCGTAGAAGTCGCGGCGTAGCTGCTCGACGTTCATGGCCGCGTCCGTGCGCGGCACTGGCTTCCCTCCCTTGTAGCTTGCCAGGACGACACCTTCGGGAACGTCCTCCGAGGTGTAGAGTGCTGCCAGGTCAGGCAGCGTGCTCACGCCAGGCATGGACACGCCGAGCAGACTCAGCGCGCTTAGTACCAGCGAATACCTCTTGCCGCTGTTGGACTTGAAGCCGAACATGCCCTCGATGGAGCGATTCGGGTATGCTGTCTCCCAAATCTCGTCGAACCACGAAGGGACGCCCGCGATGTCCGCGTATAGCGTCATGTTGTCCAGCTCGTAGTTGCCGAGGGTGCCGAACACCGGCTCCTCAGCGAAGGTGACCAGACCGCCATCCCCGTCGTCCCAGTGACCGACCTTCAGCCGCGCGCTCGCGACATGCGGGTCGGACTGGCTGGCCACGACGGATTGAAGGTCTTCCAGCGTGAACGTCGTGACGCCCGTGCTGATGGGGAAGGTGCCGACCTCTAGGATCGGCACGCGGTGCTTGGTGATGAAGTCAGGCATGATTCTTGGGCCCCGGAGCGCGGCGGCGTGTCGGCACACGGATGGCGGACGCACGGACGGAGGCGCCTGCCTGGGAGGGGCCGGCAGAGGCCGCCGGCTCCAGGGCGGTCGAGGGCGAGTCCTCCCCATCTTCCGGGGCGGGGAGTGCTCGCGGAGGGCCGGCATTCGGGTCGCGCTGGGGCAGATTCCAACGCTTGCGAATCCAGCCTTCCGTCTCGTCGTCAAGGGTTAGGATACCCTTGTCGAACAGGGCGATCAGATCGGCCACCGCCAAGTCCGGCTCCTCGTCGCGCTCGAAGCCAATCATCGGGCTGTTCGCGTTCGGGCCGGAGTTCCAGTCGGTGTAGTCTTCGAGCATGTGCTGGTTGAAGGTGTCGCGTACGTCCTCTGCGAGCGCCATCTGCGACAAGCTGAAGAAGTCGATGAACCCCTCCGAGAGTGCGCGACTGCCATAGGAGGTCGTCCCAAGCTGCGCGAACATCTGGAGGAACTTGCGGGCCGTCTGCTCGTCGTGGTATCGGATGGAGCCGAGCACGTCGCTTACACTGCCCTCCACCCCCTTCAGGTTGAGATCCATTCCTTCCGGCATCGTGCCGCCGGAGAACTCGCCAGCCTTGTAGCCGGATGCGATCTTCTGGGCCGCGTCGATCTGCGCCTTACTCGCACGCGCCGG